AGACATGATGCGGAGCACGTTGTAGTTTGTCGCATAGACATACACGGATGAGGTCGTGACAGTGCCAACCGCGTTGTTGGAGACCGTGAGGAGGAGGGTCGTGTTATCAATGCGGGACAAGTTGCAGGTGCCGCTGGGTTGGTGCTGCTCAGGCTGGAGGGCGAATGAGTAGACGTTGATGCCAACCGCGGGGATGTTGGTGTGGTGCTGGTAAGGCTGGACCTCGTTGAAATAGCGTCCCTCGCGGACCTGGAAGCGATCGTGACCGTTGAGCTGGAGGAGCGCCGTGACGACCGGGTTCTTGCCCGCCATGCCCTCGACGCGCGTGAGGGAGTAGCCAGACTCCAACACAGACCGGTCCCACCAGTCTGAGAAGTTGAAGGGCTGCTGTCCCTTCCACGGGTTGATCGTGGCATCCGCGCAGTCAACATAGGAGTCGCGCTGGACGACCCAGACAAGCTCCTTGCACGGGTGGTTGAAGTTCAGCTTGATCTTGTTGCTTGAGGATGAGATTGACTCCTGACCCGTGAACTGGAGAACGTCGATCAAGTACTCGTGGCTGACCTGGGCGAACTTGCGACGCTCGTCCGTGTCGAGGTAGATGTAGTCGACATAGAGGGACGCGGCGACGAGGTTGGCGTTGTTGACGCGGTCGCGGACCGTGTGAACATTGGAGAGCTGCGGGGTTGTCTCCCAGCAGAGGTTCTTGAGGTCGTTGAAGATCAGGTTGATACGGACCTCGTGGTACTGGAGGGCGATCAGCGGGAGCGCAAGACCAGGGTTGCGGCAGAACCAGAACTGGAGCGGGATGTAGAGGACCGCCGGGCGACCACCGCACGACGTCGCAGTCGTAGACGCCCCGTTGTAACCACCACCCACCATGGAGTCCAACTTGACAGACGTATCAAAGCTCGCCGTCAGGCACTCCCAGAGGAAGAGCCACTCACCGTAGTGCGTATCAATGACCTGGCCGCCGATCTCAAGCTCAATCTTCTTCAGCAGGATGTACCCAATGCGGCGGGTGTCATCGCCGTTCCACAGAACAGGGTTTGTGAGGCCGGTAGTGGTGTCGGGCAGGACGACCTGAACATACGTCTTCCAGATAAGATCAGCATTGCGGTTCACGACTGCCACGAGGCGCTGGCCATAGTTGGGCGCGCCCGTAAAGTTCACACGGAACGACTCCATTGCGAAGTTCGTATGACGCTTATACAGCACCTTCCAGAAGGTGATATGCGGGTTACCGGAGATATAGGCGTCCTGCGCGCCATAGGCAACGAGCTGTAATAGACCACCACCCATTTGTATTTATACTCTCGGAGGATAAATTCTACTTCAACAGTGTCCGCGCGCAGAGGATATACAGAAAGAGAGAGTTCAGGACGGACAGAATAAGAACGGGTGCGCTGCGAATGAGCATACTCAGTCCAAGTGCGGGCCGTTTGAACACGAGAAGAACATCCATGCCCACGGCGATCGCGGCAAGAACCGCTGTGATGAAGAAAACCACGTAGAAATACTGGCACAGGGTCTCGTTCGTAATAGATTGAGTCCACGATGTTTCCTTCTTTGCGTCGTCTGTCATTTATTATCAACGAAAGATAAATGAGACGCGGAGGCGCATTTATAGCGACGGGCGCGGATACATGCGTATATCGCCCCGTCGTAGCGTGTGTCCAAGGAACACAGAGTCCAGCACAGTATCCAGCGGGTGACTATGTATCGCGGGTTGTCGCGGACTGGACGCCCGACGGTGATGAAGTTGAAGCACAGATTGAGGTGAAAGAGACGATCGATCGTCTTCAAGCAAAGTATCCCGATGTTGCGATTACAAAACATTTCAATCTTGCGGTTGCGACTTGTACTCCCGATTTTAAACCCGAAGATCTCGTCAATGCCGCAGGGAAGCCCTGTAAAAACGATGCACAACGCAATGAAACTCCTGGACCAGATGAGCGGCGAGTTAACCTTATTACACCTGCTCAAGGTCTTGATGTTGTAAGAAAGGGTGCGTTGACTCATCCATTGCCCGAGACGCGCAGAGAGATACAAAAACTGCTTCACGCAGTTGCGTATTTGAACGATGCGTATATCGTACACGCAGACGCACATTTTGGAAATCTTGCTTGGATGGGAGACCACATTGTTATGCACGATTGGGGTCGGACTATAAGTGATCCAGGCTTATTGCGAGAACTTATTGAGGATTATGGACTAAATACTGAAACGGGTAGACGACAATTTCAACAAGTTGCCCAATTTACCACACCATGTGACCTATTAGGTGTTTGTAACATTAATATGCAGAATTTTTCAGATGTTCAGCGGTTTATGAAGTTTTACGATGTTGCATCAATCGCCGGAAGTATGGCCAAGTTCAATATTATCGACACAGGAACATTAGAGAAATTCAAACAAAATATTGCGAATCTTTTTCAAGCGAGGAAAACTCACCCATTGAATGAAATGAGACCTCAGATTGAAAAATACATTGATGAGATGTTTGTTCCCAGTTCAACTCTTTTAGGGGGAAGAGCACAAATGAAGACTCGTATGTCAAAGAAGTTTGACAAGTGCGTCAAGTCTGTGCGGAAGACTGTTCGCGCACGAAAGGGCTCAAACAAGGAGTCTGCGGCAATTGGGATCTGCACCAAGTCTGTTCTCCAAACACGCGGTCGCACCATGAAGCGTTACCGCAAGGGACATCTTCAGACCCAGAAGTTACGTAGCGCATAAAGCCTCACGGGCCGCCATTTGCTCTGCCTTCTTTCGTGTAACACCGTGACCATACGCTAGGTGCTTGTTGTTTGCATCGCAGACCGCCACCCGAATTTCACCCTTCTTCGGATCGTTGGACAACATCTCATACGTTGGCGTGCATTTCATTTCCCTCTGGCAGTACTTCTGAAACAGATCCTTGTAATTCGTTGCGCCCGTCACAACTTCTTCAATGTCTAGGTACGACTCCATCACGGAGATTACAAAGGCATAGACTACATTGAAGCGATTGCCACAATCCGTCCACAATGCACCGATAAAGGCTTCAAAGATATCGCCCAACTTCTTGAGGTTGGACCGACCGGCAATCGCAGGCGAATCTTCATTGTGTCGGCTCATGATGTAATACCGATCCAACCCAATCTGCTTGGACAGTTGACCAATCCTTTCATTGTTCACCAATTCCTTCCGAGCATCGGTAAGAAATCCCTGTTTCCTCTCAGGATACTTCTTGCGAAGATACGTGGCGATACAAACACCTAGAACCGAGTCTCCTTCAAATTCTAGACATTCATAGGACTCATCTTGGAGTGGCATCACGCCAGCCGGACAGGTCGCCAATTGCGCGGGTCGGCCATCGGGTGTCGTATATTCAGTGCGACGGACATACGTGGTGTGAACCATTGCTGTCTGAAACACGCGCGGGTTGCTCACCCGATAGTGAGGCAGCCCATGCTTGTGTATGATCTTGTGAATGTCACGCTCGGCAAACACTCTATTGGCGGGGTTGTATGGGCAATAGGATTCCATTACGATCTATCTGCGTGAACGTAGAAAGTCCGTTTTAATAGTACTGAGGGAACACCATGCGAAGAACGGAGTACACGACGCCAAACACCGCGGCGTGGGTGAGCACCTGGACGAGGTGACCCGACCCCGGCGGCAGGGACAGGAGGACGCCCGGCGACAGGAGGATGAAGAGGAGCACGGGGATAATTACGTTGAGGTCCATTTTATTTTATACCATTTAAAAATATCTCACCAGATATCCATAGATTAATGATTAAGAATTTTGGAACCCTTGCCTCACGTGTTTTACGCGCCCACCAAGAGGTGACCCCGTGTCTCATGAGAATCCAGGTGGGGTTCATGGCAGATAGAAATATTGAAACAGTTGAAAAAACACTCCTAGAAATGCAGGAGACGCTCCGCCTAATGCGGGAAGCGCTCAAAGCACCCAAACAGTATAATTACGATGATATTCCCCTCAAATAGTCCTACACATCCATCACCTTCAAATCAAACGCATAATCGGTGGCCACCAGCTTTGGCTCGTGACGCCGAGCAATCTCCTTCATAACATCCGGACCGTGCTCAGGCAGGATCTCTAGCAGATACTCCTGAAGCTGCTTCTTAGAAAGCGTCCAACCCTTCTTCCACTCACCGGGCTTCTTCACAAGGAAGACCATCTGAGACTGCTTCAGCTCAATCTTGTCGGGCAGCGGCTCCTCATTGTATGCGGCAGCAAGGTCCAGTTCCACCGAACGTCGCTCATCGCGTAACTCGTTGGCACGGGCATTCACCTCCGAGAGCTTCTTGTTAATATCCAGATAACGAGCGAGTGTGGGCTTAAGAGTATCCATTTAGAGTCTTGCTTTCCTTGTGCGCCGAGTTTTCGTTTTCTTCTTGTAACGCCGACTCTTGCCGCCCTTTAAGCCCTTGACTGTAAGTTCACGGCGAATAATGCGGGTATCACGTTCGGCCGAGTCCATGATAGAGCATGAAAAGTCAAACATCGTAATGTTATTAATCCCGCGCTGCTGTAGGATCTGGACGACATCCATTAGGAGAATCTCCCCCGCCCCACGTCTCCCCAGCAGATTGGCCATAAGATCGGGATAGTTTGGTAGATTCAATGCGAGGACCTTGTAATCATACCGGGCCTTGTCCTCGGCTGCCGACCGACTGAACATTTTATTAATCACCTCGTCGCCCGGATTGTATGTCGTTTCAGTTCCCATCTTGAGCACGTAATGGACGAATGCGGCGTGGTCTATATTCCCGGGTATTCGGTCCGTCTGAACCTGTTTCTTAGTGCTCTTTTGAAATTCCGCAATCACATCACGCACAGCCTGAACTCGCCAATCATTGCGATTGCGGGGAGCCCTCCATAACTCAATGATGCGGTTGATAATAACCTCCAAATCGCGGTCATCCGTGATGTTACATACACCGGGAACTGCCATACTTACCTTTGTCAGCGTCATGCCCGCCGGAAGCCGAAACGTCATTGGCTTGCGATCTGGACTTAGCAGAATCTCGCCATGAGTGGTAACGGCAACAACCGCCTCCACGATGTTGGGTGCGTTCATTATATTTGT